TTTCCATATATAAAAATTCGAGAAACCATATGAAACCATAAAGGCGATTTTATGCGGTTTCTGTGTTTTAGAACCATATGAAGCCATATAAAAAAATCAAATTGTTGTCTGTTTTGTTGTCTTATATCTCATCGATTGCTTTAACGATTTGCTGATCTTGTTTTTCCTTATACTCATCAATCAGATAGGCGTATGTTTTAGCGGTTATGGTCATGTCTTTATGGCCTAGGCGCTTGGATATTGCGTACAGGTCAACACCTTTGGAAAGCAGGTAGGCTACATGGCTATGACGCAAACTGTGGAAATGGTAGCCTGATTTATTGATGCCGGCCTTTTTTAAAAACGAACGCAAGCTTACATTAACACTCCGGCTGGCAGGCATGCCGTGGAGAGTTTTAAAGATCATGTCATGTCCGTTGTCCTTTAACTGCAGCAGCACATCAAGCAAATGCTTGTTGACCACGATTACACGGTTAGATGATTCAGTTTTGGGCGATTTAGCTTCATGAGTGACGGACGACCATGTTTTGGTTATGCTGATCGTCCGCTTGTCAAAATCGATGTCTGACCACTCAAGCGCCGCAATCTCGCCTAATCTCATACCGGTATAAATAGCGGTGTAAATCACGTAAGGGATAGGGCGCGTAGGCTTTAGGCTTTGCTCTATTGTTTGAGCCAGCTTTTTTATTTCTGCAATGGTTAGATACTCAACATCTCTTCTTTGATAACCGTAAATCATTTCTGTTTGCTGAGTAAAGTCCTTGACTATAACGTCATCCGCAATGGCCGACCGCACACACTCCTTAATTGGTGATGTAAAAATCCGTATGCTGTCTTTTGCGTAATGTTGACCAATTCGATTAAGGAATCGCTGATAATCGGTGCGTGTTATGTCTTGGATTTTAACTCCAGCAAAATTATCTTTGATCAAGTTGTGGACTGCACGATATTTGATCATTGTGCTAGCTTGCACCTTAGGCCTTTTATACGTGTCTACCCACTGATCATAATAGTCCAGAAACAGTGTATCTTGCTTGGCTTTCTTGACCCCGTCTATATCTTGCTCTATCGTAGCGGCATATCGTCTAGCCTCTAATTTTGTCGCAAAGCCTTGCTTGCTTGTTTGTCTTAGCTTCCCGTTTTCGTCACGTTGACTGATGGTTACTTTCCAACCACTCTTTAACTTTCTATAACTTGCCATGGCGTCCTTTCCGTTGTACAATGACAATACAACTTAATCTCATCAAACTTTTTATTAAAAGAGCCTATCCCTCGACCGAGTGGATAGGTTCTTTTTGCTTTATTGCACGTTGACTTTAAACTTAGCAGCTTTGTTAACTGAGATAAGCGGTTTGAACTGTAATTCAAAATCGCCCAGATTATCCGTACCAAAGCCGGTGGTTACGTCCATTTCTTTACCAGCAGCAACTGAATTGACCGTAGTCCCACTGATCGGGTATGTATCCAGTTTGTTGTTATCCGGACCGTACACGTCTAAATCAGCACCGATCGGCAATTCGTCCGAGCCATCGTTTTTAACATGGTAAACGACTTTCAGAACATTCTTGAATTGCTTATCGTTCATTTCGTTTCGCTCATCTGTTTTCTCGACCGATTTAAGCGTATATACAACGTCTCCGACCTTTACCGTGTCACCGACTTTGTAGAACTCAGTCTTCTTTGTGCTTGATTTTTTGGCCTTGGCGGTCGTCTTTTCAACTTTGGTACCGCCGTTGTCATTATCTCCACTGCCGCTACCTGCTACTGCACCGATGATGATAACCGCAATAACGGCAACAATCCAGAAACAGCCCTTTTTGTAAAACGGCTTTTTCTCAACGTACGTTTTGCCGTTTTCGTCTGTAATTTTCTTTGACATATGATGTCCTCCTCTATATGATAAAGTAACCGCAGCTTTTAATGACAATCACTTTTGGTCTATGTATACAAAAAGTGTCTGCACCGTGTTATAATGACGGTACAGACGATACTTATTTACCCGTTATGGCTTTTGTCCCCTTGCCATGACGGGTATTTTTTTACAGTTCGATTGTTATACGAACTGCTTTGCCGACTATTTTAGCCGGTCTGTTTCCATTCAATACGATAGGCTCGTATTTAGGGTTGTCAGGCATTAGCAGCACTTGACCACTTACGTATTTAACACGTTTTAATGTTGCCTCATTAGTATCAAGCATTATCACTGCCGCTATTTCGTCATTTTCGACTTCCGGCTGGCTTCTAACCAGTACAAGCGAATTGTTAGGTATAGTCGGCATCATGCTATCGCCCTGAACCCTCAAATAGAAACATTTGCCATTGGGTAACTGATTAATCGGTTCCGTTACATACTCCGTAGCGTTTTCTTCGATTAAAAGCGGTTCTCCGCAAGCAATATGGCTTAGAACTGGAATTTGAACCGTTTTGTAGATTGGCTCTACAATAGTTTCAATTCTCTTTTCTTCTACTCCTCTTTTTTCGACCAGATCAGACTTGTTAACTTTAAAAATCTTGGCCATGGCTTCTATCCTATCAATACGTGGATAAGACTCGCCGTTTACCCATCCTGTAACAGACGAATAAGAAACGCCTAGCATTTCAGCTAACTTAGTCCTTGGTATGTCTAGTTTATTGAGATAGTAGCGAATGTTCTCCGCCATTATTTCTTTATTACCGAGGTTCGACATTTTATCACCTCCCCTCATGTCCTTAATTATAGCAAAGCAAACAACGTTTTTCAACAGTTAAACTAAAGAATTTAGCGGTTAAACTGTTAAAAAGAACTGAAAAAAGACAAAAAATAACAGTTTAACCGTTGACATGACAATTAAACTGTTATACACTAAAAATGTCGAAAGGAGATGACAACATGAAAATGACGTTAAAAGCGTTGAGAATCCTTTACGGATTGACGCAAAAAGAAGCCGGCGAAATGGTCGGGGTAAGCGAGGCAAGGTGGCGTTCTTATGAGAACTGCAAGTCTTTTCCGCAAGTGCCTGTCATCGAAAAAATCTCAGAAGTGTTTGGGATTAATTACGATGATATCATCTTTACCAGCTCTACTTTGCAACTTGATTGCAGAGAAAAAATTTGTGGTAAATAACAGTTTAACTGTTATTTTGTTCTTTGAAAACTGAATAAGGAGACGCTATGGAAGAGACAATCATTTTATTCCTTGCTGCTCATAACATGACAGCAGCCGAATTAGCCGACCGATACGAAGTCAGTCATGAAGAGCTGCTAAATGCATTGAGCGGCAGAAACAAGAACATGAAGTATGTTATCAGGCGAATAGCCACAGATATAGAAGGAGGGAGGCTAGCGCATGACGGAAACACAAAGAGCAATTACTATCACCATCGATGATGATTGCCTGCAACGACTGATCATCGAACGCCTGGATGAACTCATCAATCAAGATGTCACAGGCGTCACATGGTCACTAGACCAATTCAGACGTTATTGTTGTGCGAACAAGGCGAAAGACTGGGTAAAGGCTTTTATCTTTATCCCGTTCGCCGATGAGATTGCATGCGAAAACGGGGGATGGCTAATTTTCCCACGAGGTAAAGGTCATTGCGCAATCATCTTCGCAAAACAAGCAAAAGAGTGGATGGAAGAAAACCACCACAGAATTAACTGGAGAGGAAAACTGAAGAAACTGGAGGAAATATAAATGGATAACGAAAAAGAACCGGTAGTACCAGTACCGGCTGGTGTTTTGGCGGCGCTTGAAGCGGTGTGCACGTTTGCGCATTGCAAGACGATTAACCACAAAGAAATGTTGGACATAATTTCCAATTGTGCCGAGGAAGTCGAAGAGGGATTAAGCGGTACTATCAGCGCATTATCGCTTTCGTATGTAATTTTCGAAACTGAAAAAACACACGGCGAAAAAGCAGCAAAAAAGGTGACGAGTGAAATTCTTGGAAGATTCCAAGGTGAGAAGAAAGAACTCGTTGCACGATTTGTCGCTGATACCATTGACGATTTTGAAAAAATGTATCGAGGTGATGAAAATGGACATCATTAAAAAATTCAAATTGCGCAAATTGAACAAAGAGCGTGAACGCTTGCTCAATGAGTTTACGGTCGAAGATATCACGGTGCAGGGCGTTTGGCCACTTGGAAAAAGCCTGAACAACGCCGTCAAAAGAGCATGTCTGATGGTTGGCTTGGAAAACCTGGACGCAAAGATCAAAGCAATTGTGGAGGGATGATCATGGAAAGTGGAATTAAAGCAACGGAAGACGGATTGGAAATCAAGGCTGACAAAATCACATTGGAAGGCCCGGAAACGGAATACGTCACGTTAGCGGCGGTCGAATACGACCCTTACGAGGGCATGGATTGCGAAGGAAACGAAAAAGACAAGACGCTTGTCCGTTTGCCGACATTCTGTCATCAAGTTGGCGAAGACGACAAGATCACGTTCAGCGGAAAACGTGACGTGGACACGAGACCTGAAAGCGAACCGTGGAACGCTCCCGAAGAATGGATCTGGACGGGGTACGTGCTTGCCAAAGCCTCATACGAAGTCAGAGATCCTCACTTGCATATGCTGCTGTTAGGATTTGGCCAGAGCTTGACTAGTCTCCCAGTTGTCGAAACCAAAATTGAAGAAGTGAGAGTTGAATGCTAAATAAAAAACCGCCTTGAATAAGGCGGTAAAAAAATCTGGTTGCTTACATTATAGCACGAATTTAGGAGGAGAAACACATGAATGATTTAACGACACTGGAAAATTTATCAGTCAACTTCAAACCCGGCACGATTGATTTTCCGCAAGCAGAAGAACTGAAGAAACTAGTCGCTGACAAGCTTGATCAGACAAAAGGGCTGGTCGCCACAGACGAAAGCATTAAAGCGACTAAAGCATCACGTGCCGAGGTCAACAAGTTAAAAAAAGCGATTGGAGACGTTCGCAAAGAGTACAAAAGGGCCTGGAATGTGCCGTTTGAACTCTTTGAGACAACGCTCCGCGGCCTTGAGAAAGATTGTGATGAAGCGTCGCAAGAGCTCAAGTTGACCATTGATGGCTTTGAAGAAACGCAAAAAGAAGAACGCAAAGCCAAAGTGCAAGCGCTCATTGAAGAAATGGCGCCTAATTACGGTGTCAAAGTTGAAGATCTGCCTATCGCGGATAAATGGCTGCTCAAGTCAACTTCGCAAAAAACGATCACGCAAGAGATTGGTGAACAGATGAAGACGCTAGCCAATCTGTATAAGGAACGTGACGAGATCGTAAAGAAGTGCATGAAGAACGATCTTGCTCCGGCTCCATACATTGAGATGCACGAAAAGGGGACGTCGTATATCGACGTCTCAAACAAAATTGAAGCTGATTTAATCGCAAAAGAAGAAACAGCCGACCTTTTCAAGCAAGCGAAACAAGCCGAGGTAGCGGAACAAAAAGCTGCCATGGTGGATATCGGAGACGGTCGCTTGGTTGATGAAAACGGCGAAATCAAGCAAGAACTGCAGCTTGTCACATTTACGCTCAAGGGCACTAAAGAACAACTCGACGATGTAGCCCGTTTCTGCATTACAAACGGGGTAAAAGTGGTCAAAGCAAGCGAGAGAGAGACGGTGATTGAATGAACTTTACTATCACAAATACCCGTAGGACGAAGCCTATGAAGGTTGTCCTATACGGGGTTGAGGGCATTGGGAAGACTACTTTTGTCAGTCATTTTCCCGATCCGATCTTCATTGACACGGAAGGATCAACGGGCTTTATTGATGCCAAAAAGCTCCCCGATCCCGATAGTTGGACAATGCTCCTTGAAGAAATTGCTTTTATGGCACAGAATCCGCAGGGCAAAACGCTAGTGATCGATACTGCCGACTGGGCAGAAGAGCTCGCCAAGCAGCACCTGATGACCAAGCACCACTGGCAGGCAATCGACCAGACGGATTACGGCACGAGATACGTCGCTTTGTCAAACGAGATCATCAGACTTTTGAGGGGGCTCGAAATGGTCAAAAATGCGGGCATGAACGTTGTTTTGACGGCTCACGCCGTACAAAAGAAGTTTGAATTGCCCGATCAGGTCGGTTCATTTGACCGCTATGTTCTAAAACTGGAAAAAAGGGATGCAGCGCTAATCAAGGAGTGGTGCGACATGCTCTTGTTTGCCAACTACAAGACAACCGTAGTAGCAAGCGGAAGCGGGTCGAAGAAGGCGACAGGTGGCCAACGTGTCATGTATACAACGCACATGCCGGCCTGGGATGCCAAGAATCGGCTCGGATTGCCCGACGAATTGCCGTTTGAATACGAAGCGATCAAAGATAAATTCTTAGCGGCAACTGAAGGGATGCAAGCAAAACCGCAAACAAACGGTTATCCGTACAGTTATCCGCCAAGCATGCCACAAAAAGTCGTTGATCTGGCTTTCCAATCGGGCTTAAGCCCTGAGGGCGTTATGGCAATCGTCTACAACGGCAAATTCATGCCCGAAGGAACACCAATCGAAGCAGTGCCTACCCAATTGTGGGAACACATCGCCGACAACTGGCAGGTGGCCTTGAGTTTGGCTAAATAAGGAGGACTAAATTATGGAAAAAATGAAAAAATTGGATATTGAAAATTTGGCCGCAAACATCACGAAGTTTACGGTCGACAAGAACGGCAACGTACAGATTGCGCTTGAAGCATACAGTTCGGACGTTAATTTGGAAAATCTGAAAGCGTTGAAGGATCTAGACATCTTTGTGACGATCAAGTCATCGCAGACAGACCTCTTCAACCCGGAACAATAATATAGGAAGACGACAACATGATGAACAACAACATGATGAATAACATGATGAGCAACAATAACTTTAACAACAATGCATCCGGCATGGACAACGAATTTTTGAGCTGGGACGGCTCGTTTGTCGCGGAAGAATCACAATTTACAACGCTCAAAGACGGTGACTATCCGTTTGAAGTAACGAAGATCGAGCGCAAAATGTACGACGGGAATTCGCAAAAGATCCCGAACGGCGCGCCTTACGCCGAAGTATCACTCCGTTTTGACGGCGGCGAACAAGGCAACACCACGGTAACCGAACGGCTTTATCTGCTCAAATCGCTTGCTTGGAAACTGACGGAATTCTTCGGGTCAATCGGCCAGGCTCCGGTAGTCGGCCAACCGTTCAAGCCTAACTGGAATACGGTAGTCGGTTCACATGGCGTTGCAACGCTGACTATCCACAAATATACAGGGCGTGACGGTCAAGAACGCTCTAACAACCAGGTAAAGAAGTTCAAAAAAGGCGGTCAGCCACCACAAGCGCCAGTGCAACCAACACAGCAACAAGCCCCGCAGGGGTATCAGCAACCGGTGCAACAACAGCAGCAACCCGTTCAACCGCAACAGGTGCCGCAACAAGCACCAAATAACGACCCCTTCCCAGGGGCATTCTAAACGGGAAGAGAAAGAAGTGAACTAAATGGAAGAAGTGAAACTGAGGCCGTACCAAGAGCAATCGAGGGAAGCGGTCGAAAGGGAATGGGAAGAAGGGCGCAAACGAACCCTGCTTGTTTTGCCCACTGGAACAGGCAAAACGGTCGTCTTTTCAAAAATTGTCGAAGATCAGGTCAAACTAGGCGACAGATGTCTGATCCTCGCTCACCGTGGAGAGCTGCTTGAGCAAGCAAGCGATAAGCTGCTCAAAGCTACAGGGCTCAAAACGGCAACCGAAAAGGCCGAACAGACAAGCCTTGGAACTCAAGCGAAAGTTGTTGTTGGCAGCGTTCAAACACTTCAGCGAGAAAAGCGTTTGAGCAAGTTTGAACCCGAACACTTTAGCACGATCGTGGTTGATGAGGCGCATCACTGTATCAGCGAAGGCTACCAGAAAGTGCTGGGACATTTCCCTAACGCAAAAGTGCTGGGCGTTACGGCAACGCCGGACAGGGGCGATATGAAAAACCTCGGTGAATATTTTGAGAGCATGGCCTATGAATACAGCTTAAACGATGCTATCCGTGAAGGCTATTTATCGCCGATTAAAGCCTTAACTATCCCCCTTAAGGTTGATTTAAGCGAAGTCAAGCAACAAGCCGGAGATTTTTCGACAAGCGACCTCGACACTGCACTAGACCCGTATTTGGAACAGATTGCAGATGAGATGGTCAAATACTGCACGAGCAGAAAAACAGTGGTGTTCCTGCCGCTCGTCAAAACGTCGCAGAAGTTCAGGGACATCTTGAACGAAAAAGGTTTGAAAGCCGCAGAAGTGAACGGGGCGTCTGCTGACCGTGAAGAAGTGCTCAAGGATTTTGAAGAAGGCAAGTACAACGTCTTATGCAATTCAATGTTGCTGACTGAAGGTTGGGACTGTCCAAGCGTTGATTGCGTGGTAGTCTTGCGCCCTACAAAAGTAAGAGGCTTGTATAGCCAGATGGTCGGACGTGGCACTCGATTAGCCCCCGGCAAGAAAGAGCTGCTGCTGCTCGACTTTCTTTGGCACACCGAAAATATGGAGCTTTGCCATCCGGCTAACTTGATCTGCAAGAATGCAGAAACGGCCAAGAAGATGACCGAGAACCTGGAAGATTCCGCAGGGCAAGCGGTGGATATTGAAGACGCCGAAGAACAAGCGGAAAAAGATGTTGTCAGAGAACGTGAAAACGCACTGGCTGAAAAACTGGAAGCATGCAAAAAACGCAAGCAAAAGCTCGTTGATCCGCTTCAATTTGAAATGTCGATCCAAGCGGAAGATTTGAGTAGTTACGTGCCGACGTTTGGCTGGGAAATGGGACCACCTACTCAAAAACAAAAAGCCACATTGGAACGCTTAGGCATTCTGCCTGACGAAATCGAGAACGCAGGCAAGGCCAAGCTGATTCTTGATCGCCTGCACAAACGAGCCGTAACGGGGCTGACCACACCTAAACAAATCCGTTGTTTGGAAAAGAAAAAATACGGATTCAAGCACGTAGGCAATTGGCGGTTCGAGGAAGCAAGCGACATGATCTCACGCCTTGCAGCCAACGGTTGGAAAGTGCCACGGGGAATCAATGCTCATACGTATCAGCCACCAAGCATTGCAGCAACCGATCTTGATCAGTATCTCGGATGGGATGACACAATCCCGGTTTAAAAAGACAGCACGGGCGGACGGCGCTTATCGGGGTTCGATCCCCCGACCGTGCATTATCACATCAAAAAGGAGGATGGACATGAAAGAGTTTGACTTATTGCCGTTGCTCGACTACATCGACCCGTCAACGCTTGATTATACCGAGTGGGTGCAAGTCGGCATGGCTCTTAAACATGAAGGATATGATGAAACCGACTGGGACGCATGGTCGCAAAGAGACGGAGCCCGGTATCATGATGGCGAATGTGAGAAGAAGTGGCAGACATTTGACGATGAAGGCTCAATCGTGACAGGAGCGACCATCACGCAGATGGCCAAAGAAAACGGCTGGCAAGGAGGGATGAGGAAGGAAAACCAAGAAGCGTTTGGATGGAATGATTCGTTCGAGGCGGAGGAACGCTTTAACCCGACAATTGATAAGGACTACAAACTTATCGACACCGCCTATATGAGCGGTGAGGAAATCAAAGCACCGGCAAATTGGAACCCTGCACAACAGATTACGGAGTTCTTGAATGCAGTATTTGATCCTGGTGATATCGTCGGGTTTGTTACCACCGCCTATGAACACGAAAAAGACGGACACGTTAAATACGTGCCTGGTGGTCAAGGAATTTACACGAGAACAGCGGGAGACATCACTGACGCCCTCAGGCGCAACGGCGGAGACGTCGGAGCTGTCATGGGGGATCCGGATAAGAATGCGGGGGCGTGGATCAGGCTTAATCCGCTTGACGGAAACGGGGTCAAAAATGACAACGTAACCGAATTTAAATATGCATTGGTCGAATCGGATTCAATTCCCGTTCAGCTGCAAAACGAGATTTATCACAAATTAGAGTTACCGATTGCGGCGCTGACCTTTACTGGCGGGAAATCGCTCCATGCAATCGTCAAGGTGGACGCAAAGAATTACCCACAGTACAAAGAACGGGTCGATTATCTGTATGACATCATGCAAAAGAACGGGCTCAAAATCGACAAGCAAAACAAGAACCCGTCACGCTTGACCCGTCTTCCCGGATTTGAACGAGGAAACAAGAAACAGTTTCTTGTCGCAACAAGCATTGGCAAAGCAAACTGGGATGAATGGCAAGAATATGTCGAAGATTTGAACGACAATTTGCCGGACATCGAAAACCTCGAGGGATTGTTTGACGAACCAATCAAACTTGCTCCGGAACTTATCCAAGGCGTGCTGAGACAGGGGCATAAAATGCTGATTGCGGGTCCGTCAAAAGCCGGCAAGAGTTTTCTCTTGATCAACCTCGTTTTGTCAATTGCAAACGGCAAAGAATGGCTAGGTTTCAAATGCACGCAAGGCAAGGTCCTATACGTCAACTTGGAACTTGATGGGCGGTCGGCTAAACAGCGTTTTGTAGACATCTGCAACACGCTAGGGTATGACCACCGAAATATTACCAACGTTGACATCTGGAACCTTCGCGGCAAGACGAGCCCCATGGACAAACTGGCGCCTAAGCTCATCAGACGCGCAAAGGACGCCCACTACATCGCAATCGTGATTGACCCGATTTACAAGGTGCTGACGGGGGATGAGAACAACGCTCATGACATGGCCGAGTTCGTCAATCAGTTCGACCGGATAGCCACCGAGCTAGATTGCGCGGTCATTTACGCTCACCACCACTCAAAAGGTGCGCAGGGGGGCAAGTCGTCAATCGACCGTTCGTCAGGATCCGGTGTCTTTGCCCGTGACCCTGACGCAATCCTTGACCTGATCCAGCTACCCATTGATGAGGCAAGATATGACGCGTTGGAAAATAGGACTGCTTGCCGAACGTTTTATCAGACAATCGCTAAATACCGTCCCGACTATCTCAAACAGATCAGCGAAAGCGACATGTTAGACAAGCAGCGCATGGGGCATCACGTCATGGTATCCATCAACAGGGCGATTCCAAACTATGAGGACGTGCTTAAGGAAAACTCTCAGCGCATGCATCAAGCGGTAGACAACGCACGTAACGAAACAGCGTGGCGAGTTGAGGGCACCTTGCGAGAATTTCCAAAATTCAAGCCGGTTAACGTTTGGTTCGAGTATCCGGTACACACGATCGATACAAGCCTTGATGATATCGAGTTGGAAGCAGCGGGCGGAGGCCCGGGCGGCAGCAACTGGAAGCGGTCAGTTAAAAAAATGAACGAGAAGAAAACGCAGAAAGCACAGGCTGAACTGGAAGAAGCATTTAACATCATGAGCGAAGATGGTGGACCAATCGAGATCGGACAGGTAGCAGACTACCTGGAAATCTCCAAGAAGAGCGTGTATGGTCGCATAAAAAAGAGCGAAAAATTTGAAGCGTCCGATGGAATGATTTATCCAAAAGGGGACGAAAATGGTTTAGAATAATTCTAAGATTAGAGAGTTTTTAATTCTCCTTTAATCGTTGTTACCCTCGTTACCCACAGTAACCCACCGAGAGTGGGTAATCGTAACCCACCGTAAGAGGGTAAGAGTGGGTAACAGGGTTAAAATGCCTTGTCCCTAGGCCCGTTACCCTCTATTCCTGAAAGGAAGAGGGTAACGCCTAGGCAAGGGGTGGAAAAATTAGAAAAAATTCTTCAGAGTGGGTAACAACATTGAACGTATGTTTGCATAGGCGTTCGAGAAAATGAATTTTAATTTTTAAGAAGGTGACCGTCCAGTCTTGAGGGTGGTCAGCTGAAGGAAAGGAAGAGAATGGAAGGTATACCAATTTGAAGGAGTGGTCAGATGGATTGGAAAGCATTCTTTGCAGATCTGGAAAAGTGGATGCAGGCTAGCAACGTCATGGTACGCCGATGCGGAGGTTTGAACGAAACTTATTTTGAGTGGCTAGTACAGACATTGGATATCATTTACAAGAGATATCCAAGTGCACTAGCCAGACGTTTTCTGTTTGACATTATGGAAGCTCAGGAAGAGCAGATGAAGGAGGTGGTCAAATGAAGAACAGGAACTCAGCCGATTTTGCCGGTTGTTTGGTAACAGCGTTGTTGCTGCTATGGTTTGCAGCAATGTGGATACTATGCAAAGTGTTGATTGGATAGCGAAGGGAGAATGAAAATGGATTGGTGCAAAGTTTTAATGTGGATAGCAACAATAATGCTTTTGGCGGCGCTCGTTGGTGAACGTTTTCTGCCGCAGCTTGTAGTCGTGGCGCTTGCGTTCGTGGGAACTGCAATCATAGTTGCGATAGTGGCATATTTGATGGATGACAAGGAGTAAAAAATGAAAAATTATGTAGTAACTGTCGAAATCGACAAAATCATCACAAATAAGCTGGTCAAGGCGGAAACCGCCGAAGAAGCTGAACGAAAAGTTAAGGAGGAAAAGGAATGATACAAATTAACAAAAATATACTCAAGAAACTAATGGCAATAGCGGGCGCAAACGATGATGATGATTATTTTTATATAAAACACTACGTTATTGACCAGTTGAAAAATTGCAACGGATATGATGATGACGCATTGTATGATTTTTTGCGGGACGTTAATGAGTTGAAAGACGAGATATTGGAGGAGGAAGGAAAATGATGTTTAAAATCACGTGCAGATCATATAGGGACTGGAAAGAATATCCTTTACTTTGTGAGTCTTATCTGGAATTTGAAGCACGGTTTTTTAAAATCGAAAACGGTTTTGTTGCCTTTTGGTTTGAAGACAACGATACTCGAAACCCTGATACTTATATCAATGCTAATGACGTGCTTATAATCGACCGGATTGGAGAGGAAAAGGAATGAAAAAAGAAGTAGAAGTCAAAACAACAATTGGCGAATTAGTAGGTTATTTTGACGGATTTTATCTTATTGACAAAGGGGAAGAAGGAACTTGGCTGACCGAAGAGGAGTACGAAACGGTTAAGTACCCTGAGCTGAACCCGCTTGAGGCAAGACAGTATAAGATACTGATGCACAAAAGAGATAAGGTTGAGGCACTGATTAAGCTGATGTATGACGTTATCGGATTTGACGAAAAAAACTTCAAACCGTTTCCTTGCGAAGCGGCTAAAGAGCAGTACTACCGTTATGTTGAAGCAATCATTAAGGGAGGCTATAACGATTGAAAGTACAAGCGCAATCACATTTTGCGAAGAAAGTGGAGCTTGACGGGTACCGTTTCGATTCGCAGAAAGAAGCGACATTTTATCAGCGTTACGTCAAGCCAAGCGGCTACAAATTTGAGTGCCAAAAGAACTTTGTACTGATGGATAAATACGAAGGCTTAGGCGTGGTCAACCTCAAGAGAACGGCGTACAAAGCCGACTTCGTGATCTACAACGAGGACGGGAGCATAAAACATGTATATGACGTCAAGAACGGGTTCTCCGATTATGCTATTGATAAAAGAGCAAAGCTCAAATTTGCCATGTTTGCCCGCGTGTATGGTTTGCCGGTCGAAGTAGTGGTTATCAGAACGCATGACTTCAAAGCTACAATTACGGGAGCGACTAAGAAACTGGAACCCGTCGTCAAAACTGACGTGAGTTACGATTGGCAGGATATCGTTAAAACGTCATAACGGACTTTCTAAGCGATTTTAGGAATTAGGCTCAACACTATTTAAAACAAGGAGGCGGTCACATGAACATTACTGAAGCAGTAAATGCAATCCTTAAACAATATCCCGATTATGGTTATGACATTTTTTTAGACTTGAACGAAATCAAGGACGATGATCTGCAGGAAGCAGTACGGTTTATCGCGGGCATGAGAAGACGCTGTCATACAGAACCCAAGCGTTCTCAAAAAAATAATCGGGAAACGCTTAAAGACATGATTAAAAAAGGGTACACCTATAAAGATATCGCCAAGGCAACAGGACTGACAGAATCGACCATCGTAAGAAAGGTTTCGGGTTATGGTTTGAAAAGACTTTATCATCAAATGTGCCCTTATGTGTGCCCGCAAGGCATAAAGCCTGGTGTGCACATGATTTGCCTGAACATCAAAACGGGCGAACAGAAAACGTTTAGTTCTATAAATAAAACGGAAAAAGCTTTTGGATTCATAGAAGGCCGCCTCAGGGACAGGACCAGGGGCGGCAAGCGCTATATAGAGAATGGTTGGGAATTCAGGCGGGGTGATTGAATGTTCCTTACGGATTACTATTTAAGGGAAATCGAAACGTATAAAAAAGGCCAGGTCAGACAGGTCACTTACGACAAGTACCGCTCAAACGGGCGATTTTTGATCGAAAACTTTTCTGATATGGTTTTATCCAAAATGACTGCAGACGATTACCAGCAAATTCTGAACAAGTACGCAGAAACGCATGAGAAATCAACTACTATCGATTTTCACCACCAGCTAGCGTGGGCACTTAAACGAGCGTATAACGTGGACGGGTTGTTAAAACGTGACGTAACTTTTGACGCAAGAATCCCAAGGGGAAAGCCTCCGGGCGTCAAAAAGCCAAAATTTATGGAAATCGAAGACATGAAAAAGCTGATCCAGGAACTTAAGCATGAAAACACGCCCGAAGCAAATTTTTTTCTGATTTTGTTAAAGACTGGTTTGAGATTTGCTGAAGCGCTGGGTATTACGCTTGATGATATCGACTTCGAGAGAAAAACAGTAAGCATAAATAAAACGCTAGCTTACAAAGGAAATCGGAAAGGGACCAGGGCTTTTGCCCCGACTAAAAATAGGTATTCCGTTAGAACGATCATTGTAGATGATGCGGTTTTGTACATGTTGTGGAAAAACGCGAAGGGCGCTGATCCAGATGAGAGCATCTTTTTCAGACTTAAGGGTTTCCAGTTTAACTCGACGCTTAACAACAAACTTAAGCGAGCTTGCCGGAATGCAGGAGTGCCTGAGATTACGCTGCACAGTCTGAGGCATGAGCATGCGACATATTTAGTGTCGCAAGGGATTAGCAGCATGGCGGTGGCGGAACGCCTTGGCCATGCAGACGATTCTGTCACAAGAGCCGTGTACATTCATCGATTGGAAACGGAAAAAGCACGAGACGACAAGGAAATATTACAAAAGATTGCGAATTTGTGAGGTGGGGTAATGGTTAAATTTGATGTCAAAACGGTAAATGATTTACTGGGAATCGACGACGCGTTTAAGGCGCCCAGCAGATTGATGGAGATTTTGTCCGAAAGAGAAGAACGCGAGAAGTTGTTTAGAAATTTTCTAAAAATTGACACCAATTTAGAGTACGACTGGTTTCATGAATACTTTGAAACCGAACAAGCTGAAAGGAAATCTAAAAAGCAAGATTTTACGCCTGATTCAGTTGCTAAACTGGCGAATGTGATCGCTTGTGAACCGGGGCAGACTGATTATTATGAGATGGCAGCGGGCACCGGAGGAATGATGATCGCTCGCTGGGTCTATAATGTCAAAGAAGATCCGGCATTTACAGGCAAAAGAAAAGACACTATGGCCAACGACATTCTAACGTCTAGCATTTTCACATATGATCCGCAAGCGTATTGGTATCACCTTGAAGAGCTGTCAGACAGGGCGATTCCGTTCTTGCTATTCAACGCAGCTATCAGGGGCACAAATGCGGTGGTTATCCAATGCGATTCCTTAAGCAGGAAAGCCAAACGGGCATTTTACGTAAAGAGTGACAACAAAGATTTTCTGGCGTTTTCCGACATTTTGGAAATCCCTAAAACTGATAAATTTGCAAAATTCTTAGACGTAGAGTGGAATTTAGATGAAGAGGAGGAAAAAGAATGACAGATAAAATTAACGAATTTGCAAAAGTGTTCACTGAGTGCAAACGAGTATTTAAGACGGTTGATTGAGTTTGAAGATGGAGGGAACAGCAAATGATCCAAACGATGTTGGGGGAAATGTGCGGAACGTGTAAGGTAGAAGAGCATGGAAAATGTCATAAAAGTTACTTGATCAATGGGGACTGTGGCAAGTTTTGGGTATCGGAAAGGGAATTTAAACGGATAAAGTTGCCGTTTCTTGGAACAAAGGAACGAAAAATGTATGGCGAAATCGTGGACAAGCCATTGAAGATTGAAATGTTTCGTTGCGAAAACGGCGAACGGTATATTTTTGACACTAAGAACGACCAAAAAGTTATCGAAGCAATCGTCAAAGGCGGTTATAACTACTAGTAAGACGCGGAAGTTAAAGCAGGGAGTGATGCTATGCGCACTATATCGACAGATGATAAATTCCGACAAAACAAGGCGTTTCTGATACGCTATCGGATTTTAAGCGAGAAAATCAAAAGACTGGAAAACAAGCTGGCGCAGATAGACGAGGATATGGCGGCGCTCAAATCGCCTAAGCTGACCAGCGAACCTAAAACGTCGGTACGTATCACGCTTGATGATAAGCTGATACAACATGACGAACTGGAAGAGAAGATCAATACGTTGTTAAAACATATGCGCCGGATCAGATGCGAGATTACGCAGTGCATCGACGCATTGGATAATCAGCGCCAAGCCGAGGTGCTGGACCGGTACTATATCGGCGGTATACCCCTTGAGGGAATTGCATATGAGATGAATTATACGTTAAGCTATATCACGAAACTGTATATCAACGGTACGAAGTCAATTGTTATAAAGTAGTGTATAATCAGTGTACAATCGGTAACATTAGAATCATGCTAAAGTGTAAGGTGTTAAAGAGTACGGAGTTGTCCGTACTCTTTTTATTTTATTTTTAGTTCAGAAAGAGAGGCGGTGGTATATGTGACTGAAAAGAAGAAACTGACGGCTAAGCAATTAACCTTCATCGACGCTTATTTAGGTGAAGCCAAAATGAACTCGGTTCAAGCCGCACGCATTGCCGGCTACAAAAACCCTAAAGTTCAGGGCGCCGAAAATTTGCGAAAACTTAGACCTTGGATCGATAAAGCTATGAGCAAGCGCCACAGTGACGCTATCGCAACTCAAGAAGAGATTCAGCAATTCTTTACGTCAGTAGTCCGTGGCGAGGTTAAAGAAGAGGTTGTATCAAATAGCGGCAAAATCTTAGAAGTACCAGCAAGCACTAAGGACCGGCTCAAAGCGGCTGAGTGCATGGGCAGGGCGTATGGCATGTTTACCGAGCGTAAAGAAATCAGCGGAAATCTCAACATCGAAATTGGAATGGGTGATTATGATGAAGACGACTAGTGAACAATGGAAAAGGATAAAAGGCCATCCCCGTTATTTAGTTAGTAATTACGGGAATGTTTATAGCGAGTATAAAAACGGCTTGTTAAAACAAATGAAGGACGCCTATGGCTATGCTCAAGTTAACTTGAACCGCCATCCTAAGAAAGTGCATCGCTTAGTAGCAGAAGCTTTCATCCCTAATCCTGAAGAGCTGCCTGAAGTGAACCATAAGGACGAAGATAAAAGCAACAATCGGATTGATAACCTTGAATGGTGCACCAGCAAATACAACATGAATTATGGAAATGTAAAGGGAAGATCATTCCTTTCTCAACAACTGCATAATACTTGGAAAATATATCAATACGATTTAAACGGAAACTTAGTTAAAATATGGGATTCAGCACGGGAAGCAGACAGAAATGGATTTAATCGCAGAAGCATATGTCGTTGTTGTGATGGCGAGATCAAATCTTTCAAAGGATATGTATGGTCAAGACAAAAGAAGGTGATGCCATGCCAAACATCAATTTAAATTTTCCGAAACCAAATAAAGTTTTTAACAAGCAAATCTTTGACAACTTATTTGACTACAGTCATTTCATTGAGGTTTGGTATTGACTTATGGCGGTGCATCGTCGGGGAAGTCCCACGGCGTCGTGCAGAAGGTTGTACTCAAGGCACTCAAGAAATGGCCGTACCCGCGCAAGATACTATGGCTTCGCAAAGTTGACCGCACAATCAAAGATTCAATCTTTGCCGATGTTCTCGATTGTCTGTCGCGGTGGCGATTGCTACCGTTGTGTAAAATCAACCAGACCAACTATACGATTACACTACCTAACGGTGCGCAATTCTTGTTCAAAGGCATGCAGGATCCGGAGCGTATCAAGTCAATCAAAGGCTTGTCTGATGTTGTTATGGAAGAAGCCAGCGAATTTACTCTTGACGACTATACGCAGCTTACTCTCCGCTTGCGTGAGCCAAAGCATAAAAACCGGCAGCTTTTCTGCATGTTTAACCCTGTTTCCAAGGTCAACTGGACGTACAAGCAATGGTTTGCACCCGATAGCGTATATGACCATAACCGTGTTGCCGTGCATCATAGCACATATAAGGATAACCGCTTTTTGGACGCAGACAACATCGCAACAATCGAAGCACTCAAGCGCACTAACCCGGCATACTACAAGATTTACACATTAGGCAAGTTTGCAACGCTCGACAAGCTGGTCTTTCCGACGTTTGAACGCAGGCGTCTGCATCCCGACAAGCTGACGCAGTATCCTTCGTTGTTTGGCCTTGACTTTGGCTACATCAACGATCCGTCGGTATTTATCCACGTTAAAGCGGACGTCAAAGGCAAGCGGCTATACGTGCTTGAAGAGTACGCCAAAAAAGGCATGCTCAACAATGAGATAGCCGACGTTATCAAGCAGCTGGGCTATAGCAAAGAAATCATTACGGCCGATGCTGCTGAAAAGAAATCCATTGCAGAAATCAAGCGGTGTGGAATCGTTAGAATCAAGCCAGCCAAAAAAGGCCCCGACAGTATCATTCAGGGCATCGGCTTTTTGCAACAGTTTGAATGGATAGTTGATGATCGTTGCGTCAAGACGATTGAAGAATTGGAAAACTATACGTATCAAAAAGACCGGCAGACAAACGAGTATATCAACAAACCGGTTGATAGCTATAACCACTGTATCGACGCCATCAGATACGCCGTTGAACCAATCAACGGAAGCGGAGCACCTAAAGCGGTAGGCATGCGCAACATTTTTATTTAGGAGGTGAGAGAATGGCAGAATTATACAGACTGGAAAACGGCATTTTGATTTATCCACAGAATGAACAAATTACGCCCACAGTTATCCACAATGCGATACATGGTGCCGGTGTTTTAGGCAGTACGGCATCGGGCTTGACGGATTACAAAGCCAAAATGCGCATGTACCTTGGCGATCATGACATTTTGCATAAGCCGGCTGATATGCAGCGCACGGGTCCGGACAATCGACTGGTTGCAAACGTGGCCAACTACCTTGTTGACACGTACAACGGTTATTTTATGGGTATTCCGCCTAAAATCACGCTTGATAACGAGCAGCAAAACGATTGGCTGCAAGACTGGAACGATACTAATTCGATGCAGGATAAGTTGAACGAGATCAGCAAGCAATGCGACATTTACGGTCGTTCGTATGCTCTTGTTTACCAGGACGAAGACGGCTATACGTGTTTGACGGTCATTCCGCCAACTGATGGCGTGATGATCTATGATGACACGATTAATCACGGGCGCTTGGCCTTTATCCGCCATTGGTCAACACAAGGCGACCAAGGCACGCAGAATATGGCTGAGGTGTACACGACAGATACAATCACCACGTACAGTGATACCCGTATGATTGACGAGCGACCGAACGTTTACGGCGTTGTGCCGGCGGTTGAGTTCTTCGACAACGAAGAAAGACTAGGACTATGCGACAACGTGGCAACGCTGATCAACGAGCTTAACGACACATTATCGAGCAAGCAGAATCAGATTGAATACTTTGACAATGCCTATCTATCAGTGTTAGGGCTTAATCTTGACGCAGACGGTGACGGTTTGCCGGATATCGATTTGCAGACGCAGCGTATGATCTATAGCCCTGATGCCGACGCGGTAAACGCAAAGATTGAGTTTCTGTCAAAACCCGATGCCGACGGTATGCAGGAACACCAAATCGACAGGCTTACTAATCTGATTTATCAAATCGCCAAGGTTCCGAATCCCAATGACGATAGTTTCAGTGGTAACGCGAGCGGCGTGGCCATGCAGTACAAAATGTTATCCATGCAAAATATGGCAGCGTCTAAAGAACGTAAATTTACACGTTCATTACGCAAGTTGTATCGGGCGGTTTTTAGCTTGACGAACTGGCCTGACGCATGGCGTGACCTCAAATTCAAATTTAACCGCAATCTGCCCAACAACCTATCAGAGGAAGTTACGGACGCAAAGAACCTTGAAGGCGTGGTCAGCAAGGAAACTCAGTTGTCTGTTTTGTCTATTGTCGATGATCCTAAAGCAGAAATTGACCGCATGGATAAAGAAGATGAGCAGAAAATGCAAGCAGCTATCAGCGTTGTTGATATGCAGCGTGGCCAAGACGTAGGCGGTGACGATGATGAGCAACGAGACATATTGGAACAACAGAGATAAAGCCCGCTTTGAGTATATCCGTCAGAATTTGGCTGATGACAAGGCCTTTAATGCAAGCCTTGAGAAATACTATCAGCGCACAATCGACGCAATCAACAAGGATATCCAGAGCGAACTGCAAAGCTTTGCTACCCGCGACGGGGTAAGTCTGGCCGAAGCACGTAAAAAGGTATCTAAGGCTGATATAAGACAGTTTGAAACAGAGGCAAAGCGAGTGGTCAAAGAAGCCGACCAAATGCGCAAAAAAGGCAAACGCGTAGGCTATGCTGATTTTTCTGACGAGGTAAACGAACGCATGCGTTTATACAACGTGACCATGCGGATTAATCGGCTTGAGTATCTTAAATCGCTTATAGGTGTGCGTTTGATTGAGTTAGGCGTAGACATCAACGCTGAACTCAACGTCAAACTTGACGAGGACACACGCAAAGAATTTGAGCGCCAGTCGGGTATCTTGGCGGGTGCCGGCATGGCCGACGCTATGGACTGGTGGAGCGAAGAAAACGTTCAAAAGATTATCATGAGCAACACACGCAGTGCCAACTTCTCGACCCGCATTTGGTCAAACGTGGACGTCCTCAAATCAGAACTCGAAAAGCAACTGTCAAGGGTGCTGATCAGTGGAGAAAATCCGAAAGCGACCGCTAAAGAGTTTTACAAACATATGACCAAAGATGTTGGCAACATGAGAGCCGCCGCAGAAAGAATAGCACGCACTGAATCAGCACGCTGTCAAACGCAAGCTACTTTAGAATCGTTCAAAGAATACGATGTGAAGTACTGCAGATGGATTGCCGAACCGAGGGCGTGCGTTGTGTGCAAAGAAATTGCATCCCACAGTAGCGGTCATGGTAGGGGCGTATATCCTGTCAAGGACGTGCCCGAACTGCCACAACATCCTAATTGCCGGTGTGCACTGTCTGCGTACTGGAAGAAAAGGGAAGAACTGTCGCGTGATGAAATAGGAGCAATAAAGAGTTATAAGAGTTCTGAATCATACAAAATCAACTATGCATTAAGGCATAAAGAGAAACTTAGTGAAGCGCAAAGAGATTTAGTTATGAATTTAGATAATGCGATTGATAAACTGCCTAAGTATTCTAGCGAATCCCCTCTTTATCGTTCATACAGTAACGGTTTAGGGTTTGATGTTAGAGAATTCGCCGCTAAAGTGGTAGATATGAGGACAATAGAAGATTTAGGATATTTTTCTACTTCACGAGAAATTTACAATTATGATGATGACCTTAGAGTTATAATACTAAATAGTCATTCGGGAGCTGTATTAGGAAAATATGATGAAACTAAAGAGAAAGAGATTTTATTTGCTAGGAAATCGTCATTTAAAGTTGTAAAATACTACTTAGAGGAACGTTCTAATAATAAATTAGTTCCGATTATAGAGGTGGTAGAAAATGAATAAGAAACCGTATTCTGACAGAAGATGGTACGATGCTGATTTTGAAACTGTAAAGAATCTTAAACCCCTTGAGCGTTCAGAAGAGTATAAGAAAAATGCAAAGGAATTTTTCAGCGGGTTATTTGGCAGAGAATTCAAGGACGAAGATTTACCGGAAGGACTGAGACCTGCAAAAACGAATGACAAAGATAACGAAGACAACAAGTAGCAAATAGTATTCAAGACGGATCAACCGTCTTTTTTTATGCCCTTTTTCCGAGCTGCAGGGCTAAAAGAACAACCGAGACTACAGGCTCCCAGGCCTTAAAACGCGAGGTACATCATGGATAACGATGCAACAGTAACAGATGAAACAGTAGCTGACGTAAAGGCAACGGCAACTGCTCCGGAACAGACGGCTGACGAGCCGAAAAGGACTGAACCGGAACAGAAGAAAGTTGACGCCGATGAGATTGTTAAAAAGCTTCAAAAGCGCATTGGAGCGGAACAATCAAAGAAGAACAGTTACAAAGAACAGCTGGACAACGCTTTGAAGGAAATCGAAAAGCTTAAGTCCGGCAAATCAGTTAAGACGCTGTCTGATGAGGATAAGGCCAAAAAAGATGTTGACGAAAAGGACAAGGAAATCGCGGCTTTAAAGAGCCGGATCGCCCGCAGACAAACCCTTGATGATACTGATCAGGTCTTGCGAGAAAACGGGTTAGTTGTCCCTTCAAACGTTTTGAACTTCCTTGTTTCTGACGACGCAGACAACACTTACTCAAACGTCAAGGCCTTTATCGACTACACGGAAACTATCAAAGACGGTGTCCGTGAAGAATTTAAGAAAGGCAGAACACCAAGGGTCTCCGGTACAACGACCAAAGCCGTCAGTCAACAAGATTTTGACGGCATGACGCAAAAAGAACGCGTTGCTTTGTTCCATTCAGATCCTGAACTTTTTAGAAAACTAACTACTGGAGGTAGATAACTATGGCTGATACAATTACTCAAATTGCGGACCTCATCAATCCTGAGGTTAACGCTCCGATTATTTCTTACACGCTTGAAAAGGCGTTGCGCTTTACACCGCTTGCGCAGGTGGACAACACGCTTGTAAGCTCTCCCGGCAACACGCTTAAGATGCCAAAGTTTACGTATATCGGCGACGCTAAGGATGTTGCCGAAGGCGCGGCAATCCCGTTGGATAAACTTGGTACAAAGTCGGTATCAGTTACCGTCAAGAAAGCCGGTAAAGGTACGCAGATCACCGACGAAGCAGTACTTACCGGATACGGTGACCCGATCGGCGAATCCAACCGCCAACTCGGCTTGGCTTTGGCTAACAAAGTTGATGATGATTTGCTTGCAGCTGCCAAGACAGGCAAGCAGAAGGCAACGATTGCGGCTACTGTAGACGGTTTGCTTGACGCGGTAAACACGTTTACTGACGATTCAGACGATTCGCCGCTTGTTTTGGTTACGTCGCCTAAGGTTGCCAGCGCTATCCGTCGAGATGCTCAGAAGAATCAGATCGGCTCAGACATCGGCGCAGATGCCGTTATCAACAACACTAAGTACGCCGTAGAGGGCGTGCAAATCGTTGTTACCAACAAACTCGGTGCTACAGAGGGTATCTTGCTCAAGGTCAACCCTTCGACACCGCCTTTGAAGTTGATCATGAAACGTGGTGTACAGGTGGAAACAGACCGTGACATCATCAACAAAAAGACGATTATCACGGCCGACGAACACTATGCTGCATACCTTTATGATGATTCCAAAGTAGTTGTCGTAACGTTCAAAGCGGCAGCAACCGGAACACCGCAACAATAGGGGGCTGACCAATGGACGACGTGATCGATTTAATGGAACTCAAGACCATGCTAGGCTTGGTTGACGATACCCGTGACGCGTTGCTCAATCTCATCATCAAAACTACCGTGCAAGCCTTGCGTTTTAAGCTTGCTCTTTCTAGTGCCGAGACGTTTCCAAGCGACTTGAGTTATATTGCCCTTGAAGTATGTATCAAGCGTTTTAACCGCCTTAAAAACGAGGGTATGACTAGTTACTCTCAAGAAGGGGAGTCAATCACGTTCAACAGCAACGATTTTGACGATTTCCAAGCGGATATCAACGCCTGGAAAGAACGCAACGGTAAAAATGCACAAACACTGGGGCGAGGGTGCTTCTTTAACCCGTACAAACGGAGGTGAGTAGCGATGAGATTTGAGTCAATGGTAAGTTTTTGGTCGGAATCAGAAGAACATTACGTGCCGGGTGTAGGGTATGAGGGTGGTATAACTCTTGTCGCTACCACACCGGCAAACGTAACCGATGTAGGCACTAACCGCAGTGCTGAGGTGTTTGGTGACGTCAAGACTGCAAACAAGGTGGTACGCTTGCTTAGTCCGGTCGCTTTAGAGTGGTCATATCTGACGATTGATGATGGCACTAAACACTACAAAGCGGTTACGTCACGCGATTTGTCGCACGGTACAACACTGATAGTAGGTGATGTTAATGGGTAGGGTAACGATTGAATGGGTCGGAACAAAGAAACTGCAGAAAATGCTTGAAGCAAGCGGTAAAAAAGCCGCAATCCGCAGGGCAGTGCGTAAAAACACAATGCAATTGCATGAACGGGCACTGTCAAATGAGCGCAAAGCCTACATTAAAGGCTACTGGACGGGCAACACGGCTCGACAGACCAACATGTCTATCATGGGACTTGAAGGGCGAGTTACCGTCAACACCAACTATATCAACTATTTGGAAAACGGCACACGTTTTATGGCCAAGGAACCGGCAATCAAGCCGGCTCTTGATGTTCAAAAGCGTATCTTCAAGGCGGATTTAGAGAAGATTGTGGGGTGGAGCGATAAATGAGCCCCGAACAAGAATTATATGATTATTTCTATGCTGAATGCTTGAAATTAAAGCCTAAAAGCACGTTTGACTACTTGCCAGTCGAAAAAGAAAAGGTAGACTATCCGATTATTTGCGTGGGCAACGTCAGCACTCTTTCCAGTGCTACTAAAATGCGGATTGGTGGCACATATACGATTGATATCGACGTATGGGGCACACGTAAGCAACGCATTGACGTGGCAGAATTGACGGATAAAATCTACAGTCTGATAAAGCCCGGCATTATTAAGACGGCAAACTATCAGTTCTACGCTTATTTCGGCAATCAAAACAAGCAGCTAAGCATGGATACGAGCGTACCCAACGTGATTTACCACCGTGGGGCGTTGACACTTGAATTAAAACGATTTTAAATTGAAAGGATTTGACTAGACATGGCAAATGATTTGAAGATTTTGCAAGGTTTTGATGGCATCGTCATGGTGCGTGACCTCGCAAAAGCAAAGACAGAGGACGCTAAAATGGTGCCTTATCTGACGTCAACGGATTTTGAACTGTCACGCGACAGTGATTCGACCGCTACAAAGTCGGGCAACGTGGCTAAGGTTGGCGGTCTTGAAACAAGTTTTAGTTTTGAGACGTTGGATAGCACGTCAGAAACGCTTGATTTGTTGCATAAGTCTTTGGTGGATAAGACAACACTTGAATTTTGGTTTGTAAAGCTCGGTATGCTCGGCACCGATGGCAAAAAAGTTTTTGCGCACTATATGCGCGGCCGAATTTCCAAAGACAGTGAATCGGGCGATCCGGATGACAACGGAACAAGAGAATTTGAAGTTGCGGTTGACGGTGAACCAAAAGACGGCTACACGAAAATCCCCGATGGTTTGCGTGAGCAGATTAACTACATCTTCCAAGGCTTGCTTAAAAACGATGGCACGAATGGCGAAGATGGTTCAGGTGCTGCTTAGTGAGCAATAAATAGCATAAGGGCGCTTTTTAGAGCGCTCTTTTTTAGTAAGGAGATAAAAAATTATGGAATTAAAAATTAATAGTCATAACGTAGCTCTGGTTTTTGGCATGGCTTTTGTACGTGAACTTAATCACTTGGCAGGTGTCGCAACAAAAGAAGGCATCAACCTTGGTATGGCTTTGCAGACAACAATCCCCAGCTTGATCGGTGCTGATCCGGTCGCAATTGCAAACGTCATTTATGCAGCAACTGCACACGTCAAGACCGGCAGACCAACGCAAGAAGACGTTGACGTCTACTTGGAAAATGAAGTAGAAGACTGGGATAAGCTCGCAGAAAAGCTCGTTGTGGAACTTGAAAAATCGAACGTGACAAAGCGCCCTTTACAAGCGATGAAGGCAGCGGCAGAAAATCAAGGCTAACGCCTGAGCAAGAATACTATGATATCCAACTCAACTGCATAGCGTACCTGGGCATAACTGATTTTGACGATATCGAGCGCATGACTTTACGTGAATATCAAATCAGAATGGAAGCCTACCAGTTGCGAGAGATAACCACGCAACAACACCTATGGCAACTCGCATTTTATACACGCGACGCCAAATCAAACAACGGCAAGCGGTATAGATTCAAAGGCCCCGATGAAGTGTTTGATGTTGATAAGGCCATCGACAGTGTGCGCAGCCATTACGAAGATTGGTACACGTCAGACAGATTGGAGCGTATCAACGTGGCCAAGCAGATACAACAACGGCAGAAGGAATGGGAATTAAAACATAGAAAGGAGGACAAGCGATGACAGAAGTAGGCTTAACGGCCGTCTTGAGGGCATATGACAATGGCTTTAGTAAAGGGTTGAGCAATGCCCGAAAAGGATTGGAAGGGTTAACCGCCGCTACAAATCACACCGGAATGAGCGCAATCAAATTCGGCGCCTTGTTTGGCGTTGCCAGCAAAGTTGCCAGCTCCGCTTTAGGTGTGGTCAAGGACAGTTTAGGCGGTGCGATCAGCCGATTTGACACGCTCAATAAATATCCCGTCGTTATGAAGGCGTTAGGATATAGTACACGTGACGTCGCCAAATCTTCAAAAATTCTTCAAAAAGGAATTGACGGGTTGCCGACCTCGCTTGACGAAATTACGGCCAGCGCTCAGCAACTGGGACCGTTGACCGGTTCGGCTAAAAAAGCGGCTCAATCAGCCGTGGCACTCAATAACGCCTTTTTGGCAAGCGGTGCTTCAACCGCAGACGCAAGCCGTGGTTTGATCCAGTATACGCAAATGTTATCGACTGGTAAGGTCGATTTGATGTCGTATCGAACATTGATGGAAACGATGCCGATTGCTTTGCGCAAAGTGGCCAACGCCTTCGGCTTCACGGGCAAATCAGCGGAGCAAGATTTATACGCGGCACTGAAAGATGGCTCGATCACGATTGACCAGCTGAATGATAAATTCATTGAGCTGAACGGAGCTCAAAATGGATTTGCAGAATTGGCCCGCAAGAACAGTGCCGGAATTGGCACTTCGTTTGCCAACCTTAAGGCATCTGTTGTTAAAAACCTAGCTAACATGATTACCTACATCAATGACGGCTTTGCAAAAGCGGGCTTTGGCTCGATTGCGCAACAGTTAGATAACCTCAAATACACGATTAATGACGCATTTACGGCAATTGGCCCTGTCGTATCTAAGGGCACTGAGGTAGCTTTACAGTATCTCAAGCAAGAGCTGCCGACGATTAAGAAGGTATGCAGCGACGTTAAAAGCTCGCTCATGTCTTTCTTCCAATTTCTGGAGGACCATAAAGACGGTGTAAGGGCGACCGCCAAGGCTTTGCTTTACTTATGGGCGGCAATCAAGGCCGGATCTGCCACGGTCAAGACGATAACCACAATCTCGACCGGTTGGAAGACGTTTTTAAAGGTCATTTCCAAAATTGGCGTGATTGTGGGCGTGGTAAGCGACGCATTCAGCACGCTTGCAATCGGTGCTATGTACGTAGGCGATGCTATAACCGGTATTGCCGGCACCATTGGCGCGCTTATCGCAGCGGCAAGCCCGATTACGCTTGTTGTGATTGCCATCGGTGCGGTAGTAGCTGCTTTGGTAGTCTTTTTTACCAAAACTAAGCTTGGCAAAAAACTATGGGGCGAATTTACGGACTTTCTCAGCAACGCCTGGAACAAGCTCAAAGAGTTGGCATCGTCAGCATGGGATGCAATTACCGACAAGGTATCTCAGGCGGCCGATGCGGTTAAAAACGCATGGAGTGGCGTTAAAGACTGGTTCAACGGCATCTGGAGCGGAATCAAGGACGCGGCCAGCTCAGCAGTCCAGGGTATAGAGGACGCTTGGAATGGCGTAAAGCAATGGTTTAGCGATTTGTGGCAATCGATTGTTGACGCGGTATCGCCATACTGGCAGTCATTCTTGACATCAATCCAGCCGGTGATTGACGCGTTCAAGAATTTGTGGGACGCGCTCAAAGAGTTCTTCCAAACTTTGTGGGACGCTATCACAAGTGCTGCTCAAGCCGTTTGGAATGGATTTGTGACTAACGTTGTAAATCCGGTTGTCGAGGGCGTCAAGTCGGCTTGGCAAGGCATTAGCGACTTTTTCAGCAGCTTATGGCAAACTATCACCGGCTTTGCGTCCACCGTCTGGAATGGTTTTGTAACAACCGTTGTAACGCCCGTTGTTGAGTTTTTTAAGTCTGTTTGGTCGGGTATTACCGACTTCTTCAGCAGTTTATGGCAAGGCATCGTTGACTTTGCGTCGGGAATTTGGAACGGGTTTGTCAGCACGGTAGTATCACCGGTTGTAGATGGTGTAAAGTCTGCATGGTCAGGCATCACCGATTGGTGGTCGGGTCTTTGGAATGGTATCAAAGATGTTGCATCCAATATCTGGAATGGCATCAAAACCGTAATTGGCATAGCCATCAATGCGGTTAAAACCGTTATTAGCAACGTGGCCAACGTTATCAAGACGCTTTGGAAAGATTTTTGGAACGGTATTAAAGTGATTGTATCCGGCGTATGGAACGCTATAATCACGATCGTATCTGCATGCATCAATGCGGTCGCAAAAATCATCAGGGCGATTACCAACGCTATCAAAGGCAACTGGAAAGCCGCATGGAATGACGTCAAATCGGCATTCAGCGGTATTTGGCGTTCTTTAAGCGGCGTCGTTCGTGGTGCTTTTGGCGGCGTCATAAGTGCCATCAGCAACGGCATGGGCAAGGCCATCAATGCAGTCAGAAGCAAGGCTAACTCGCTTTGGAGTGCCGGCAAGAACTTTGTCATGGGCTTTGTCAAAGGTATTAGAGGTGCTATCGGCAGTGCTGTTTCTGCCGCCGCTCACATGGCAAAATCAGCGCTTAAGGCGGCCAAGTCGGCATTGGGTATTCACTCCCCATCACGCGTCATGCGTGATCAGGTCGGCTACTATGCTGTTGCCGGCTTTGCAAATGGGTTGACTGATAACAAGAGTATGGTGGCCAAAGCAGCTCAAGCACTGGCAGATTGTGCGGTAGTCAAACCGGCTAGCGACTGGTCAGCGATGGCAACAGACGGCTTTAACACCGCATTTGCCCAAGCATACAGTGCAGATGTCAACATGCACAGCACAATCACCGTAGAAGTACCGGTAAACCTTGACGGCAAAACAATTGCCAAAGTTACGGCTCAACCGCTAGAAGACGAGCTCAACCGCAGACAAGCACGCAGTCAACGGTTATATGGCAATAGATAGGAGGTAGCATATGTACGATTTTATCGATTTAAATAGTCACGATATCACGGACGATACATGGCTATCACCTGAGGCGGTGACGGTGGACGGCGTAACGCTTGACCAGGCAATTCCCGAGTTTACCACGCTGCAGGTGACGGGGCGTGAGCTGGTCGGCTATAGCCTAACCACCGTCACGGTCGGCAATCAAGACGGTTCAACGCTGCAGAAAAAGCGCCGTGAACCGCGCAAAATCACGGTCAAATACCAAATCGACGCAGAAACACCGCAACGTTTTAGGGAAGTTTACTATAAGCTCAATCAGATTTTGAGCGGAGAAAACAAAAAAATCAGCTTTGCTGATGATCCGGATAAATACTTCGTCGGAACACTTTCCGATGCAGATACGCCCGAGGGTGGCAGATTATCGGTCATTTCCAGTTTTGAGTTTACGTGTTTTGATCCATACGCATACGCAAACCAAGAAGATGTTTTTACGTTTGGCGACCAGACAACCACTCAGCAGATCAGCGTAGACATGGCTGACAAAGTAGCAGGCAAGACATCACCTGTACCGCATGCAATCTATAAAGGGCACGTACTAGGCGACGGGGCAATCGAACCACCTAGCTACTATACGCAAGAGCTAACTCAGTTTGAGTATGGTTGTCTTGGCAGCTTAAACGGTCGATGTGCTTCGAGTGCTGCTAAGAGCGAGTACGATAACTCACTGGGCAATTTCCAACTGTACGCAAATGAAAGCGGCGGGTTAGACAGTATCAAGATCGAGGGCGATAAACTCAACGTCAAGGGCTGGCATGTGGATAACTCGTCAACGTGGCGCAAATACGCCTATATCATAGTGACTGATGAAGACAGCAAGAACCATGAGTACAGTCGGCTTAGAGTTACGCTTACTTCTCGTCCAGATATCCAACAAACACACTCAAACATAGCTGGTAGCGGCATGTGCGGGTTTGAGGGCGAATTACCATGGACCAATGACATGGCCAACAAACGGTTGAGAGTGCGCCTGAGATACACCAATGACGCCGCGGGCAATGGGAATTATAACGATTGGTCAACGATTGTAAGGCCGCAGAATTTGTGGCGCTATCAAGTGCCGCATTTCGTGGCCAAGCTGAACGTAGTAGGCGCAGTCGAGCAAGCTCAGCCCGGTTTTTTTGCGAAATACGGAATCGCCGGCGATGTTGAGCGTTTGAACTGGGTCAAAAATAACGTCAAATCGGCAAGCGTGAAGATTTGGGGCTATGGCAGCAATGGTTTTTATGCACAAGCCTATAAACCGGCTACCGGTTGGGCAGATGCAGTAAAACACATGCAAAGCAAATCGGCAATGCTTGAACTTGACTATCAGACATCTGATGATTTGTTTAGCTATGTAGACGGCAGCGGCAATCTGTACGTGGATATTTACGGCAAATCAAGCACGGGTGAAACGGATATCTGTCTGGACTATATCCAACTGACCATGCTTATCGCAACGCCGGTAACTAACGCTTTGGACGTGGTCAATGAAGGCACGCAACCCGTGCCGGTACGTTTTGAGGTGACCAATCACGGAGAAAACGGGTATATCGGTATTGCCAACGGCAAGACGGCTTATCTGCTCGGCAACCCCGACGAGGTAGACGGCAAAACAACCGTCAAATCACAATGGATTGCTCAGCGTGACGATAATCCTGATCACGGGCTCAAACAGTGGACCATCAACGCAGGCGTGCTCAACGATTGGAACGCAAACCCGTTGCAGCAGGGCGCTTTTGAGGACCCGGCAAAAATCAGAGAGAACCGCTGGCGCTTGCGCAATGCGCAGGGCAGTGCAGCCGCATGGGGTACGGGTCAAGACAGCACCGGAACAACCAAGGGATGGCACGGACCATCAGCAAGCATGACATTTCCGACCGACAGTAACATTAAGAATTTTACGGCGCATTTTTATACGCAGTTTTTGTTTGGCAACATGAGCATGCACGGTTTGCAACAGTTTAATTTATGGGACGTCAACCGCAATCTTTTGGTGTCGGTTCAGCTTTGGAAATGGTTTAACTGTCATGCATCCCTCAAGATCCGTGTGGGTGATCATTGGATTCTAACCGATGAGAACAACGCCAAGTGGGACAACTTCTTTGGCCAAATAAATGTCCAGAGAATCGGTAACACGTATACCATTACGCTTGAATCGATTGAGGGAAGCAACCGCAACAAGCAGGTAATCAGCTACACTGATACGGTATCGGGTGCAAAATTAGCGGGTGGTATGACGTACTGGAAAGCAATTTTCCAAGACAACGGTTCTAAGGTCATGTGGAATGACCTTTATGATTTTTGGATTAGAAAAGACAACGTGGAAACGTATACCAATATTCCTAACATCTTAAAAGAAGGCGACAAACTGATAATCACCGGTGATAACGGCAAAGCGGCCACTAAACTTAACGGCGGATCAGCGTTGAAGTATCAAGACATCGGCAGTCAGCCTATTATGGTCAATCCAGGCAATAATCACATCACTTTTGCCTATTCAAACTTTGCCGACAGACCGGACGTGACGGCCTATATCAGGCGCAAGTATTTATAGAAAGGAGCGACAAGACGTGCAGATTTATGTTTTAAACAGGGCGAGAGAAACACTGGCTACCACTAGCAGCATTTATGACGACAAGCACACGCTCACGCTTGACGCAGGATCGAGTTCGTATGAGTTTAAAATCAGCAAGAACGATGAAGCCAGTCGGTACATGGATAGCGGCAACTACATTGTGTTGCAAAACGACGGCGGCAAAACGTGGCTTTTTACTATCTTGGATTATGAAGAAACGCAGTACACAAAGACGGTGTATGCAGAAGATGCCGGTATTGAGTTGTTGAACAAGGCGTGCGATATCTGGAAAGCCAATGGCCCGCATAGTTTTGAGTACTACTTTAATCTTGTGACGAGCGGCACACCGTGGAAACTCGGCGTCAATCAGCTAGCCGGCCTTGAACGCACACTGACATACGAGGGGCGAGACACCGGACTAGGGCGTTTACTGTCAATCCTCAAGGGATTTGATAACGCTGAATGCACTTTTGATGTCACCGTCAAGATGAATGCGCCGTCAGATTTTAAAATCAATGTTTATAAGCAGGTCGGCAGCGACCGGTCGGACGTCCAGATGGTGTATAACCACGAATTGGACAACATCACTAAAAAAGAATCGAGAGCTGAGTTTGTCACCGCTCTTTGCGGGGTAGGTGGTACTATCCAAACCGAAGACGGCCAAGGCAATACGCAAGATGCCGGTAATATCGATTTTGCCGATTTGGAATATAACCACGATGGCTTAGTCACAACTAAAGGTGATAAATTCTTACGTGCCGTTGACGCCAACAAGCGTTTTAATCCCGGCCAAACAACCTATATAGAAGCGTTTTATGAGTACGATACGCAATCAGCTAGCGAGCTTTTGAACCGCACCGTCACACGGCTCAAGACATACAGCGAACCGCAGTATACGTATACGGCAGACGTTAAGATTATCGACAGTACGCTTAAAATCGGCGATACGGTAACGATCATCGATCATGACTACAATCCGGCACTTTACTTGTCGGCACGGGTGGCCAAACTTGAAAAATCGTATACGGACCCGTCGCAAAACACGATTGAGTTTTGTAATTATCAGCTTTTATCGAGCCGGTTAGCCGACAAGCTGGCACGCTTGCAAACAGTTGTCAACAAACTGCCAAGCGCAAGTCAGGTGGGCAAACTGGAAAGCAACGTATCTGACTTATCCAAAAAACAAGAAGAGCTGGCGTCGCAGATCACGTCTGCAAATGGCAAAAATACCAATTTTTACGGCAAAACAGAGCCGGCAACCCCTAAAAATGGCGACCTTTGGTATAAAAAACTGGAAAATGGCGAGGTTGAAATGTATCAGTACCAAGACGGTGTGTGGCAACTGTTAGCGTCAACTGCAGACCTAACCACGGTTCAAAACGAGCTTGATCAAGCCAAAGCTGACATGGCGCAAGCCAAAACGGACGCACAAAACGCATATGACGAGGCAATCAAGGCCACCGGCACCGCAAACGGAGCCAAAGCACAAACTGACGAAGCACTCAAACAGGCCAAGCAGGCAAACGATAGTTACACTGCCTTGGCAAAAGAGGTGGCCGGCAACAAAGCAAGCACGGACGCAGACTACCAAAAAGCTCAAGCCGACATCGCTCAGGCACAAAAAGACCTGTCTAATGTGACTGACACCGTAACCGAAGTTAAAAAAGGCCAAGGCGAGTTATCCTCCAAGATAGCCGGCAAAGTGGATAACACCGTATATCAAACGTATGTCAAACAGACAAATCAAGCCTTGTCTGAGAAACTGGTATCAAGTGATCTGAACGGATATGCAAAAACGGTAGATGTCACTAAAAGCATTGATGGCGTCAAGGCCACGGTTGCGGATAGTGCTGGCAAGATAACTACAATGCAAACCGACATCAACGGCATTAAAACCAACGTCAAAAACGCTCAAGGCAATATCGCAACGTTGCAAACCGACGCTAAAAGCATTAAGGCTACCGTAAGCGACCATACGGGCAAGATAACGCAACTGACTACCGATGTTAACGGAATCAAGTCAAGCGTATCAAGCAAAGTAGACAAGACAACGTACCAATCGTATGTAGCCCAGACCGATAAGGCATTGTCCGCCAAGCTCACTGCAAGTGACTTGACTGGTTACGCTAAAACGGCAGACGTCAAGCAGACTACAGACGGACTGAGCGCAAGCATAACCAAGGTTCAAGGGAACCTAGCTTATCAAGCAACGGAACTTATTGGCAAAAAGAGTTTTGAAGACGGAAACGTGGGCGACTGGACGTGTAACGATTGCAAAACAAAAGCTGCTATCAGTGGCATTACCAGTTATAGTGCATACGGTTATCACAAATGCATCTATGCGCCTAACAACAATGACCTGTGCTGGAATGTCGATTACAAAGTAAACCCCGGCGACAAATATTATGTAGAACTGTTAGCCCCAAACTTTTATTCTGTACACGGAGGGCGCACGATAACCGTCAATGCGTACTTTAAATACATCAAAGACGGAAAGAATGCTTGGCAAATGGGGCCGTCTGGCCAAGTTGTAACCGGGACTAGCGGTTGGATTAAAGGCATCGTAACCGTGCCGGACAATGTCACAAGCGTAAAACCGTGGATAAGTGTTAAAGACAATGGGGTTGCTAGTGCTGCATATCTCACATACGCAAGCTTCACCAAACTTGATGACTACACGCAATCGCAACTCACCACGCTATCAGGCAAAATCACGGCAACGAGTGACCGCTTATCATCTGTCTATACCAAATCGGAAACAGATGCAAAACTGAAAACAAAGGTAGAACAATCGGCGCTTACGCAAACAAGCAACAGTTTGTCTGCAAGCATAGCCAAAAACTCTAAAATCTTGTCTAGCATCGGCTTGACGAGCGACACGGCGTACATCAACGCAAACAAAATCGCCTTGAACGGCAAAACGCTGATGACCAACGCAACAATCAACGACGCTTTTATCGGCAACGTCAGCGCTAACAAGATTACCACGGGTACACTCAACGCTGCTAAAGTCAACTTAATCAACGTCAACGCAAGCAACATTTCCACCGGCGTGCTCAACGGCGTAAAAATCACGTCAACCGGTAAAGACCCGTCCGGCACGTCCAGTACAACGAATATCCAAAGCGGGTATATCGATACCAACGTTATCAACTGCAGCGATTATATCTTAGTCGGCAAGGCGGACGCTGACCCGCGGAATGAACGGAAAGTGCGTGTAAAAGGCGGGGGTGTTTGGCTAGGGTGTCCGGCAAAGCTAAACGGTCACACCGGCAACTCAGCAAGCGACTATCAGTACGAATGGCAGGGGTGTATCCGAGCCGGAGGTTGGAATTGGCTTGATGACGTAGTGGAGGCCGGGCGTGGCACTGGCGAAAGCGGGGTTGAAGTCGGCTATGTATCCGAACAAAGATTTGGGAGACCGTACGGCGGCGATTATGTCGCTTTAGGAGAGTACATCGTAAGCAACCCTAGGTACAATGACGATGACAACGGGGCAAACAATTCGACGCTCGACGCTTTTATGTCGTATAGCACCACCACCGGCTATAAGGGCAAAAAAGGTTTGTGGTTTTACAAAGACCCGCAAATCAGTGGTAACCTTCATGTCAAGCCGAATGGTGCTAATCACGGCATACGCACTGCATGGGTATCATGGAGCGACTGGGGCTCAAATCAAAAGATTCCATGCATTGTGCAAGACAAAGACAACTGGGGCGGTATTGCATTCCCAGCGAATGGACGAGTAGTTTTGTTTACGCATGGCAATCGCATTAATACGGACGGTTTGCCAAAGGATAAAGTAGGTAGTTATAACGGTTGGGGAAACTAACAGAAAGGATTGATATAAATGGAAATCAAGAAAACTGTACAGTTACAGTACGTCGCAGACGACAAATCGTTTGCTATGTCTACCGTGTTAGCAGGTGACGGAGCAACACCGATTGTGCAGACAATGGGCTTTGACACTCCGAGCGAGTACAAAGATGATGGTACGCCCGTTTACGGCAAGCCTGATGACACGATTAAAGAAGCACAGAAAGAGTTTATGGCGGCGGCAATTGCAGAACAAAAGAGTTTGTGCAAAGAGAACGGAGTTGATCCGGATTTAGTGAACAAGGTAGGCGCAGAAAAAGAACAAACGGAGGAAAAATGATATGAACGAGCTACAAAGATTAGCCATCGAAATTGCCAACAAAACACTTAAAATCGCAGAACTGGAAACCGAAAACGAAAGGCTTAATGCGGAAATTTCTGCATTAAAGTCCAAAAACGAGGACAAAAACGCTGAAAAATAACAGTTAATGCAAAATTTTCTTGCATTAAAGGGTGGGTGGGAGGATAAAAAGGAGTTGAACTATATTGCCATTGCATGAACTTTATTTTGAACATTTTACTAAGTTGATTGATAATCCCGTGTTTTTCGCATTCTTTTTAATCGTGATTACCGACGTCTTGACGGGGTTTCTGAAATCGCTGATTGCCAAAAAAACTTCGTCATCAAAGGGTATCAGCGGACTTATCAAGCACTCAACGCTTTTGTTGATTGCCAGCATGCTGTACCCGTACCTTGATATTTACGGAGCGGGCGGCATGGCGGACACGCTGCTTGTCTTTTATATCTTATTTTATGCAATTTCGATTGTAGAGAACCTAGGCGAAATGGGCATACCCGTGCCGGTTTGGCTTAAAAAATACATCTACAAACTTTCTGATGAGTATCGAAAGGAGAATAACGATGAACAAAAATAAGGTTATTTTAAGCGTTTTGAGTACGCTCGCTTTGATGTCGGTAGGCTTGACCGCACAAGCCGCCAAGGGTGACCAAGGAGTAGACTGGGCAAGATACCAGGGTATTACCGGCAAATGGGGATATGCTCACGACAAGTTTGCTATTTGTCAAATCGGCGGAACCGTTGATGGTTGGAACACGTATGACCAAAGCACCTACAAAACGCAGGTAGCGGCAACGATTGCCATGGGCAGACGGGCGCATACTTATGTTTGGTGGCAAAACGTCACCACGCAAGCGCAAGCCGACAGGGTGCTTGACTACTTCTTGCCGAGGGTGCAGACACCTAAACAATCAATTGTGGCGCTCGACGTGGAAAGCGGGCAACAGAAAACCGCAGTAGTTGACTATGCGCTAAACCGTATCAAACAAGCGGGATATACGCCTGTTTTGTACGGGTACAAGAGCTACCTTGTCAATCATCTTGATTTGGCGAGCCTAGCTAAAAAGTACCCGCTTTGGTTAGCAGCATATCCGGACTATAACGTAACCACAAAGCCTAACTACAATTTTTTTCCGTCATACGGCAACGTGGGTATCTACCAGTTTACCTCAACCTATGTAGCCGGCGGACTGGACGGGGATGTAGACTTGACCGGCATTACCGACAACGGATATCACAACGGGGATGCAGGCAAACCTGTAAGCAAACCACAGGCGGTAAAACAGGGCATTGTAGCCGACCACACGTCCAAACAAGACATCTCTACAGGGTACACCGTTAAGGTTAACTACAGTGCAAAGCGTTGGGCGAGTGGTCAAGTGATCCCGTCATGGGTCAAGGAGCGCATGTATCCGGTTGTGCAAACAGGCGGTGACAAGGTGCTGCTAGGTGGCATCATGAGTTGGATCAAGCGTGCTGATGTGGAAATTCTGCAAACCGCAAGGCAAGCAACGCAAACAAGCGGCACCTACACGGTACAAAGTGGCGATTCTTGGTGGTCAATCGCAAATCGATACGGTATGTCGATGTACACGTTAGCCAGTCGCAACGGCAAGACTATCTACAGTATGTTGTACCCTGGAGACAGATTGATTATCAGCGATCAGACGTCACATGTCTACACGGTCAAATCAGGCGACACGCTGAGTGGCATCGCCGGCAGACTGGGCGTGTCAGTCGGCCATCTGGCGCAGACTAACCACATCAGCAATCCGAATTTGATTTTTATCGGCCAACGATTGAGTTACTGATGTTATAATTAAAATATGCTCGACAGAGTAAATATATAGAAGAAATTCGTTTACTTTACTTTGCTTGTAGCAAGTATTCCGTTCAAACCCCGTATGATGACGATACGGGGTTATTTTTTTATGCAAAAAAAATATTTTCGAAAAAGCTGTAAAAAACAGTTGCGATATCTAACACAAGTGTTATAATAAGAATGTAAGGAAGTTAAGCAAAAGGAATTAAGAAAGAGGTAATTAACATGAATGAAAAATACATCAAAGTACGTGACGCAAAAGCAAAGGAAATCGGCTGGGCAAGAGTTGAAGGAGACAAGATCTTCTTGGCCAACAGCTTCGAAAATTACGAAATTAGCCAAGAAGTAAGGGTCAACGAAAACAACGAAATCATCTGGGCTGGTCCTAAATTAAAGGAAAGAGTTAAGGCTCTTGACGAAAAGGAAAAAGCCGAAAAGCTGGCCGAAAACAAAAAGCTTGTAGGTGCTAAGGTCGTTCGCAAAGATGGTGTTAAGGGCGTTGCAACAAAAGCAACACTTGAAGGAATTACAATCGAATTTGAAGATGGCACATCAAGAAGATGGCAGAAAGATGCCGTTGAAAGCCACCTTAAAAAGTAAAAAAAGTCGTCAAATCGATTGACGTCATCTAACACAAGTGTTATAATTAAGACATAAGTTAAGGAAAACAAAATTTTAGGAGGAATAAAAAATGCAAGTGCCATACAAAAACGAAAAAGGAGAGATGTACATCGCCGAAGTGATTGGAAACATTCAATTCGGCTACTACATCGAAATTTTCGGGGAACCTGAAGAATAGCATAAAAAACGAAGCCCCGTTTCTTAGTGGAACGGTGCTTTTTGTATTCGAGGAGGAATTATATGAAACGAAAAAGGAAACTCATCCCGCTTGAGCTGCAGAAACGGTATGATAAACTACTAGGTGCCGTGCCGGAATTGTCAACAGTGCAAGACGTTCAGCGATCACTGGATATCATAAAAGAGTGTACCAATGCCGAGGGTTTTAATGCGTTAGGATATGCGCTTACCAACACTTTTGAAGGAGCATGGTTAAAAGACGCCAAAGCTATATACGACTTTGACAAAACATTATTTGAGACACTGAGCGATCAAACCGATTTGTCGGTCGCTAGTGACACGCTCAAGCGCTTGCCGTTTAAGTGCGCATATATCTGTATGCCTGTTAAGCTGACAGGCCCTCAAGACACGCCTATGGACGGCTTCTTCGCTTTGAAGAAAGAGGACGCGATCAAGTGCCTGTTTGTATCCACAGATACCATGGCTTTTGGTCAGTTGGATATCCATTTAAGTGCCAAAACATTCGAAGAAAGCGAAGAGCTAAGCGTTAAAGAGGCCAAGGGTTACGGCGCCGAGTTTGTCCGCTCGCCAAATAGCAACACGACAAAAGCATCTAAACTGATAGTGCAGTTACTGTTATACCTATGTGCTGCTAACGCTGACGTGCAAGAGCGCAGACCATCAACAACAGCAGCAAAGAAAGCAACCAAAGCAACCGATAAGCGCCCGGTTAGACGTTGGGATGTTGGTATCCGTGTAGGTGCTACAATCAAGCGCAATCGTTCATACGCTGCAAAAACGCAGCGCAAAAGCGGTGACCACAAGCAGCATGCACGCCCCCGCCCGCATTTGAGACGTGGCCACTGGTCGCATTTCTGGACCGGAAAGCGAGACAGTGCAGACCGTGAGCGGGTTTTAAAATGGATTGAACCGGTGTATATCAACGCGGACTCCCCCGACGATTTACCAACGACCATCCATAAAGTAAAGTGATTAAGGAGAGATAACCATGGACAAAGCAACAAGCAAAACGCAAATCAAAGCCGTCAGGGCTTATGAGAAGAGAAATCCTGGCAAGGCGTACTATATGAAGCAAAAGGCATCGGCAAATGCTTTTACGCGAATGACCACGCCGAAAGCAACTGAAGCAATCGCCGCAGTCGGCATAGATCAGTACCGTGAAGATCTGCAGGCACTGAGGGATGCAATCGACGGAAAACTGAATGAAATGTAAAAAAAGACCCTCGGTTAAAACCGGGGGTCTTTTTATGCACCAAAATTAAGAGGCTTTTAGTTACAACATCATGCACCGTTAAAGGAAAGATGGATAAAAACATCCACAACCCTATTATATCATATTGTTGTCTGTTTGTTGTCTTTTGGCGCTAAAAACATTGATAAATAAGGCGGTGAAGTTTCCATATATAAAAA